TGTGATTATTCGAGGATCTGATGTCCCATTGTAAGCTTCGATCTTATTGAAAGTGTCTAATGCATTTAGGGGGTAAGGGGCTAGAGTATCGTATACCATGGCGGCCCTCGCACGTTGTGCAGCTTTATCTTGGATATCTATGACCTGTTGGTAGGTCCAAGGATTACCAATTCCACATAGTGGTACTATTATTTTGGCAAATTCGTCGGCATATAATTTGTACTCACGTGTGGGCTCTATATCATTGTACATCTTAGTTATTCTACCTCCCACTGCTGCTATTTCGTTATTCGCGTGTTTGGCTGGTATTAATGCAGGTTTTGTGGCTAAAGGTGTACTAATGACTTGACAGGTTATTTTAGCATCTACTGTGACTAAAGGTCCTAGTGCTGTGTATGTTGTTGGTATCTCAGATGTGCTAACGTTATTAAATCTCAATTCAGGTATTTGGAGTATAATTTGATGAAGGAGTGACGCTGTTATTTTAGGATTTAATAGGGATTCTGGTATTTCCAGTTTTCTACGTTCCATAACTGCCCTCTCATTCAATAAAAATGTCTCAATATCTCCTATTTCAGGAGACATTGACTTTTTCGATTTTAAACGATGCACGAGAGACACCAACACACGACCTGGTAGTTCTATTCCGTAGGAACCATTCAGCCCGATTGATGCTATGTCATTTAGAGTCATTAAGATTAAGTTTACTTGCCCTGTTGTATATTCTTTTCGTTTCAACCCATTGTCCACGTTAAGGTGTAAATGGTAAGGCCAGGGTACATGTGTTCGTGGCATGATAAATACTATCTTGCGCCCTGGTGAATCTTTGACGTTCTTTTGTGTTATATCAAAAGTGAGTAGTGCACCATCATCATCAATTTTAGTTATGCAGTCACCTGCGTAATCCCAAATTGGATGTTTATATGTTGCTCCGCCCTTAACTTGATATATAACATTATTGTCTTTGATTCGATAAGAATGTTCCACATCGCCACCTTCAACAGTAGAGGGTGCAAATGTGTAAATCAACATTGGTTTAAACATATTCAGATATTTGTTCATGTCGCAATGAAAATCGACATCAATGAATATGAGACAGTCCTTGTCTTCCACTATATCATTTTTATGTGGTATAGATAAATCTTTAGCCCAGTGATAATCTCTGGAACCAGCTAACCCCATTTTGCAATCAGAGTTGGATTGAGACACTATGTAGGGTCTGTATCCAGCATTTGTTGCTAAGTTAACCAAGTCAATATTGGCACCAGTTCGTTCTGATGCAGACTTTGGATGGGTGTGGTTATTCGATTGTTTGCACAAGTGCAATACTAAAAGTTTATGTTCGAAATGTACACGCAAATCTTCATTCCTGAAGATATGCTTTTCAATTTCTTGTGAAAGATAGGATATGTTGTATAAGTAACCTAATCCGGGTAGTCGACTGATTAACCATCTAAGGTTCAATCGAACATACCCATAAAGTTGCTTGAAGATGTTAGTTGTTGGTGTAATAAGTTTATTACCTTGGGGCTTCTTGAGGCTCATCCAGGCAGTTATCATGATTTGGGGCAAACTCTCCGTTACTTCCCTCTCACAATACATACTATATACCGTATAAGGCATTATAGATGCACGACCAACAGCTATTCCAGTTATTTTCATACATCGCATGATACTAAGTTCATTACGCGAATGATAATTTGGAACGCTGTCACTAACTATTTTGTTAAAATTTTTCA